CTTTTCACTCACCCATCTTATCACTCTTAACATTCTTTCGATTCGCTTCTTCTCCTTCTTTCTCATTCTTTTATTTCAATTTTTTCTCTTTCTTACTACCACTCACTTCATCAACATCTTTTCTCCTTGGTAACGGCGTACGAGTATCCCTCCTTCCATTTTTTCGGTTACATTGTCGTATTGTTCCTTCAGTTGTGCGCTTAGTTTCGATTTCGAACGCCCGGACGTGGACGTGGACGTGGACGTGGCGGTAGCGACGACTTGAGAGTTCATAATAGATATACAATCATACGGTGTGTTGTATATCAATAACATAGTTTCAATTTATTCTTCATATTTGTATACTATTCGTGCCATTACTATCTGTTCGTATTTGACCTAAATGAATAGAAGTAGAGCTGTGGACGCTAGTCGATGGTGAAACGGGTGCCGGTGGCTGTGCCGGTGGCTGTGCCGGTGGCTGTGCCGGTGGCTGTGCCGGTGGCTGTGCCGGTGGCTGTGCCGGTGGCTGTGACTGTGACTGTAATTGTTGGAGAAATTGTAATGCCGCAGAATTCGATAATGACGGTGTTGACCTAACCGACATACCCGATGCCATATTAGGTTCTACACTTTTATTGGATTCGTGAGCGTATGACGGCTGTGACGAGTGATGTATAATATCTGTGTGGCTAATGCCGGGGTTATTACCGCCGCCATCGTCATTGCCGCCACCGCCGCCGCCGCCGCCGTGGTTGCCGTCGTCACGGGTGCCGTGGTCGTCGTTGTCGTTGTCGTTGTCGTCGTCGTGATTGCGTCTGTTGCCGTTATTCGGGCTGGCTTCACGACTCCCCTGTCTACTCGCAAACTCGTATTCACGTTCATCATTGAAAGGATTAATCTTGACTTCGGTGAGTCCATTTACAAAATTAGGCTTCTTCACCCTCTTGTATCTGCGATATTTCCCGTTATATATTTCAATAATGTCATCGTCAATAAGCGGTGCGATATCCTGCATATTTTTTATGTCGGTTTTGACAATATTCATCATATTCTCTGCGCTGGCTCGTTGTCGTCGATGTAATGTCAGTTCAATCTGGAGTTTTTTCGATATTTGAGAGAACTGTAGAGAGCAGATTCGGTGCGATTCTGCGCGCTTCGCCAATTGAAAGTATGTATCTACCGATTTAATGATTCCTACAAACACACTTCCTACACCTAAAATAATATTCATCTTGTCATATTGTAAATCAATGCCGGTAATAAAACCGATAGCACTACTCAAAATAATAACCGGAATATTGATATAGTTGGACCGTTTGTTGTATTTTTCATACGACATTCGATGAAGAATAGAAAGAGACTCGCATTCTTCAGAGTTCTCCTTCAGTAACTGTTCTAGTTCCGTATTGTAGGTGATGACATCCGTCATTGGTAGGTATATATGTATAGATATGTATATACATACGACATTTTATTCTCTAAATAATCGAACTTTGACCTCTCGGAAGAACAATGACGAAAATACCTATCGCGATGAACCATAACAAATAACTAATATAAAATACGTATTCAATATCAAAGAATTTCATTATTTGGACGATGATGCCACTGACAAATAAAAGCATAATGAAGTTATACAGCTTGTTATCGAAGAGTCCCATTTCGTTTATGGTGGTGGTATGGTGGTATGGTCGTGGTAGTATGTATGTTATATACTGCTACTATTTTACATAATCGTATAATTCGAGTATTCGTCGTCGTAGTTGGCCGGAATCTTCTCGGTGTCTACTTCATAATACGACAATAGTTCAAAATTGTGGTGGTCGCTAACACACCAGACCGGGCGAAGTAGGTTATTATTCACGTGATAATACCCGTTATATATTGTATCATAAGACGCCGTCCACGTATAATCATAACTATAAATGCTGTCATACATTCCTGATTGATACACCTCTTGATTTCTCCGATATTCGTTTATTTTGGTTTCAAACATATTCTTTCGGTCTGTATATTTCTTCACCATTTCGACGTCATAGTCGTCGTCGATAAATGCCGTCTTCATTCGTTTTGTAAATACCGCATAGCGCGATATACCACCGTTCCCTGTTTCGCGTTTCCCAGTACCGGTCTGCGTAGCGTTATGATAGCACGCCCAATAATAGGAATGCTCTAATGTTGTAAAATAATAAAAGGGGCCATACCGCGCAATAATAGGTTCGCGTTTCAGTCCATATAACGCCGTATTTTTCGCATAACAAAAAGTGGACCCATAGTATAATACCGAAGGTGCTTCGATATGGACGGAATGAACACGGGTGCCGCCGCCGCCGCCTCCGGCTATGCGAGGTAGGGACGCCTGTAATATACCCACGGTAGGATATGCGATGAAAAAATCGATTGCGTCGGTGTCTATCGGTATTGTCATATATTTTCGGTGGTGGATGATTTCGGTGGTACAAACCCAGAACCAATTATGCGATTTTTGGAGCGAGATTCGCGCGACGGTGGCGGCGGGTGCGGCGGTGACCGCATCGAAATATTTCTCATAAAACACGAAGCATTTATTCGTGGTCTCGTCGTGAAAATATCCCTTGAACCGATATTTGGTTGTAAATAATTTATCCATAATACCGTCGGTATCTTTGCGTATGTGGTGTTTCGCCTTGTGATGGTAGTTGGGTAGTCGACACTTCGCGTTATCATAGTAAAACAAGAATTCTAGAAAAGGTGTAGTATTGCGCGTATTGATACGGTAAATTACGAGTTGATATTCTTTCAAGTCGGGAAGCGCAGCGGCGGCGAATTCTTCAAGGTCGTAGTCCAACTCTTCTTCTGTAAAAGAGTACCGGTGGTGGTGTCCCGCAGTATGAATACTGCCTAATGTTGTTATGTAATCATTGGTGTCGGGCGCTGCGGCGTCGTCGGCGTCGGCGTCGGGTGCGGGTGTGGTCTCGTCGTCGTTCTCACTGTCGTCGTCGTCGTCGTCGTCGATAATGTCGCCTGACGCGTGACTTTTTCTCGACCTGGACCTGGACCGCGACCGCGACCTGTCGTCGTCTCGGCCCTCGGCGTCCTCGGGTTCCGGGTCTGTCCGCTCCTTTTTCATTGCCAAAATCTCTCGCACTGCGGTTTTCTTACCAGCACCGCCAATATAAAACATCAGTATCCCGTATGTGTATGTGTTATATAGACTACTATCAATATAACATAAGTATTTATTTGTTTTTAGGTATTTTCATTTTGATAGATTCGCGCGTCCTTTCTACCCTGGCAGCCAATAAAAACTGGGTAAGATTGGTCGCTTTTTCCGTGTCATCCTTGTAATATGTCGTAAGCGCGGTTTTGAGCTGACCATTGTTGAGAGGTGCGCGGGTCTTTGTCTTGGAATACACGATACGGCCATTGGCCAAGTCAAAGCAGTCTATCTCGTTTTGGCGCATAACGCTTAATAGCGACGAGGATAATTGCTGATGTAACAGTTTGCGCTTCTTGATTTCCGCATTTAGGGTGCCAATCTCATTTTCAACACGCACCCATTGGCGCAGATACTCTTTCAGTTGGTCTTTGGTTATATTTGCCTTTGTCGCCGCCGATTCGCCGGTCGTCACGTCCTGTGGTACAGAAGCCATATCCACATCCATCGTTGAAGGGCTGGGAACTGGAAGAGGATATTGTTGCGGTGCGTTCATTGGCAGTATAATCATAATTGATATAATAAATACACGATTCCACCGACCGAGAATGGGGGTGTTTCATTTTCGATTGGTATACTTACGCGGTTTTTGCGCTAAACGATATGCGGGCTTGTGATGGTCGCATTCTTTATCCAGGATATGAAAATCTACCGCTGACGCATTCCCGCCGGTGATGGTGCTTGCGAGGCGCGCATTTCCCCACGATTGCGGGGTTTGGTTAGGTCGTGACCCGGATGAATAGTAGGCACCTTCGCCTTTTCGGACGATTTGCCTCAATCCGCGTATCGAGCATCCGGTTCGTCGGGCTAATTCACTCGATGGTTTGATATTTTCTACTCCGTAGATATGTCTAGCGCGCGCAGTATGTTTGGACGGTTTAGATGTAAATGTGCGGATGTTTTTACGGCGGGTATAATATTTATGGCGTTTGTAGAGTTTTCGCGATTTGACGAGTTCACTGCGCTGTATGGTTTTATCTCGTTGTGACAGCGCGTCGGGGAGATAGCGCTTGATGAAATTCATTCGTCCGCCGTGGTCGTATTATTTTACTACAATATATTATACAAGGGTATAATATAAAATGCTGAAACGTGTTCGGTTAACATTGATGGGCGACGTCCATAACAACAACAAAAACGCGTCATATACGGCGGGTGCTGGCGTCGGTGCGTCATCTATCTCGGTTCGTCGCGCGAAATTACAGAAATCAAGTCCGGCATCAGCTGCGGTTTTATGCCCGCTTCAGCCTGTTCCGGGTAATTCACGTGTGAATAATGTCTTTATGCGGATGTAGTGGGGTTTCGCCTGGGGTTCCGCCCCCAAACGGCGGTACCGTAATCAGAATGAGTCATATCGCCCCGCCGTCAATTCATACCGTCGGTCAATATTTACGGCGGAGTGGCGAATAGTATGGGCTAGCAACCCCCACCCTTCGCATAATGTGCTTTACAATAAGAACCGTTTGATGTAACCGGATAACCGTCGCATTTCGGCATCCACATCGGTTTTCCACACGGCGTTCCTTTACGCGCGCCTGATAATAATATAAACGAGCAAGTCGCCGTCGCCGGATTATGATGCGAAACAATAACGTTCTCATCATTGGTTTTAGGTTTTTTGGCCGCCGTCGCTGCCGCACCCTGTGTTTCCAATTTATTCAAATGTTTATTACATAACATCACGTCGTATTTCTCGTTATAAACGCACGCCGACTTACACGACGGCGTGGGTTCATTCGTGGCAAATGCCGTATGTGTGCCTGATATATACTTGTTATATTCGCACGATACCGCCGGTAGTGACAGATTCGGTGGAATATTAACATACTTCACTTTAGATACATCTGGGTACGGATAGTACGGAAGAATATGCGGTGTGATAGTTCGACAATACGGGCATTTCATTTCATTATATTGGAGTTTGGTCGTTTCTAAATTATACGAGCTATTATACATCACGGAAAGCACGCTCGGATTCGGTGTCGGGGGGGCTAGGGCTGAATGGGTGGAGGCCGATGACGCCGACGACGCCGCTGGCGCGTCCTTCGTATACATTGTAATGATACTCGACGAGAGATTTTTAGGCAATAAGGCACATTTTTGAAACAAAACCTCTTTGAATAATGGGATGTAATTGAATTGGTGGCCGCATTGTAGGGTAATATGGTCTCGACGTAGTGGTTCGTCGGTGATGAGGCATCGTGGCGTCGCGGTGGTGGCCACAGAGGCCACAGAGGCCGCAGACAGGGTGCTCATTTGTTTCAACTCATTGAAAAAGTCAACACCTCCTTCTACTTCGTATTTAAACATCGGACGGACGGACGGACGGACTGGCTATGAATATAACATCGTATATTTTTTATATTCATATTAATTATATGATTTCATAGCATTATATAATTATAGTAAAGAATACGATAATACGACGATGGTTTCAAAAAGCATATGGGGTCCTTGTGTCTGGTATTTATTCCATACATTGGCATATAAGGCGGTCCCAGGCGATTTCGCAGAAATAAAAGCTGACCTTATTCAGTATATCCAGCGTATTTGCGCGAATTTACCGTGCCCTGAATGTACGCAACACGCGACCGAGTATATGGCGAAAAACTCGCGAATATTGGCGCAAATCACCACAAAGGAACACCTCCATTATTTTCTGGTGGATTTTCATAATGTAGTGAATGTGCGCAAACAAAAACCGGCTTTTACTTACGAACAAGCCAATGAAAAATATAAACGCGCGAAGACATCGGATGTGGTCCAGTATTTTTTCAAGATATACGGTGAGCGTTCCAGTGGCGGCAACCTGAAAATGTTTACTAACGGGTTTCACAAACAGTTGCTGCTTTCGGATTTCTCGGCGTGGATGGTGCGGAATTACGGGAAGTTTTATAATTAGCGGCATTACGGCATTACGGCATGTATGTTTTCGGTTCTAATTTTGTGTGTAACCTGAAGAACTTTTTATAATGTTTGATAACATATTCTACCGTCGCGTCCTTGGCCTTGGGATATAAATGTAATTCATATGCGTCTTGTGAACGATATGATGTCAAAACTGCTACAATATTCGGGTCTTTGTTGAACTTATCATATTGATTTGCGTAATCTTCGCTGAGATAATCGTGGGTTGATTTCGGCATTGTATACATTTCGTGGTCGCCGTTTTTTTTTATTAAGACGACCTTGCGCCCCGATGCGAGGTCATTCCAAAATCTCTCGAGAGGCTTATTCTTACCCCAAACACTGTCAGGGTCGGATTCCATCGCTAGAACTCGCGCGGATTTACCTCTGCGCCGTAGTTTCATCGTGGTCGTCGGTTTCTTCTTCAGTTGCCATCGTTGGACGCCGCGTGTATCAGTGACAATGGTCCACTTATTTCCGTCATTGCCGACTTTGACGGTGCCGCGTTTGAATAAGGTCGCGCTCGCCGTTGGTGCTTTCCGTGTATTATGCGGCATCCTAATATACATTATGAAGACATTATAATGTATATCGTTACGATTCGTTACAAGAATTAAAGGTCCTGTATCACCTGCCCGTTCTTATACACCGAGCATTTGAATGTCTGGTTCTTCGGGCGATTACACACCACGTTATTACTGGTGAGGTCATTGAAAAACAGTAAACTTTCAAAGTTGTTGAATTTCAGCAAGAAATACCAGACCGCGCCGAGTGCCGCACCGACGACACCGCCGATGGTTATCCCGCGAGGGACCGTACAGAAATACATGAGTTTCACATAAGCGTCCACTGCGAATATACTGACGATTGTCCCGACAATCCAGAAGTTGATTTGGTTGTTGCTTAACATTGGCAGGAGGAGATACATCAGCGTAAACCCGATAAACATACTGTTGTAGTTGGGGACATTATACCGGGAGGGGATGAGGGGGAATTCGACGAGATTACATATGGTGCCTTCGTTTTCTAGGGGTTCGCTGCCAATCACCATACTCACCATATAATTGATAACCGACGCGATTAAGACGCCACCTAGATATATCATTCCCTTTATGTTCTGGTTGAATACGGAAACAAGCACGAGGAACGTTCCTAAAAACAGGGGCGCGAATATACTGAATAGTTGGATGACATTCGAGAATGTGAGTTGAAGTGTCATTGCGCCTTGCTGCTTCTTCTTCTTGTTATATATCCGCGGTATTATAATATTCTAATATTCAATGAAAGTTGAATATCATTCGATAATTGAATATCATTCGATAATTGAATATCATTCGATAATTGAATATCATTCGATATTGACTTCGAATAAATTGATATATAAACGTATCACAATAGATAATGTATCTGTAGTGGTAGTGTCGTTATTCCAAGTTACTTCTCCAATATTGTCAAGCAGCACAAAAATGTGATTAAAAAGTTGAGCGGGTTACCTCGGATTCATAATCTATATTTGGACACAAATGGTCTCATCTATGACGCTGTGCGTGTCGTTGGGTCGAATCGCGGAATGTCCGATGATGACTATGAATCACTGTTGATTCAGACCGTGTGTGAAAAAATAAACGAATACCTCGCGATGTTTCGTCCATCCGACAAGGTATTCATTGCCTTTGACGGTGTGGCGCCAGTTGCTAAACTCAATCAGCAGCGCGAGAGACGGTATAAGTCGTGGTTTACAACGGTGGTGGAGCAAACGATTACGCGGAAGAATGCGTTGTTGGACCCGACGGTGGCTACGGTGGCGACGGCGGCTGTGGCGGTGGCGGCGGGCGCACAGAAAGCCTGGAATACATCGTCCATCACACCCGGAACGCGATTTATGACGAAATTGAATACACAAATGCGCGATTATTGCGCGGAGAAGGCGCGCGTCATCGGGACGACGGTAGAATATATTTACTCCGGCAGTGATGCTCCGGGGGAGGGCGAGCATAAAATATTTGAATACATTCGCGATAATGCGATGTATCACAAGGACACGACGACGCTCATCTACGGCCTGGATGCGGACCTGATTATGCTCTGCTTGAACCATCTTCACGTGTCGGACCAGATTTACCTGTATCGTGATACACCCGAGTTCATTCAGTCGCTGGATAGCACGCTTTCTAGTAGCGACCAGTATTATCTAGACATCCCGTCGTTTGCTTGTTCGTTGGAGGCGGTGATGCGCGAGTCGACGGCGGGTGCGGCGGGTGCGACGGCGGGTGCGGCGGGTGCGACGGCGGGCGCGCGGGGCGCGTATATCTCGGATGCGAAAACCGAGGCAAAGGCAGTGGCGGCGGCGGCTGCGACGGGGGCAGCGAAGGCGCCGCGTATCACCCCCGAGGTCATTGCGGCGATTGATGACTATATTGTGATGGCGTTTATGCTCGGTAATGATTTTATGCCGCACTTCCCTTCACTGAATTTGCGCACAAACGGAATGACCGTATTACTTCAGACTTATGCGAATATGTTCCGTGAAAGTAAGGAGTATCTTGTCACGCGCGCGACAGCGGATAGACGACCAACCATTGTATGGAAGACGATGCGCGCGTTCATCGCATTATTGGCGGATACTGAACATAACCGGTTTATGAACGAACATAAGACGCGTGACCGACAGGGGAAGCAGCGGTTCGGCGGTGGCGGTGGCGCCGCTAAAATGGCGGTGGGGGGTCTGGGCCATAACGCGGCGGCATCTACGGCGCAACCCATCGTCGCTGTGGATATTCGCGAATTGACGAAAGTTGCGTGCGACCGTGTGGTTCAAATGGTGGGGAATCTCGAGGGTTGTCATTCACTGAATGAGTTTATGGGTATTCCGATGCAGGAGCGGGCGGTGGAGCGGTATATCGACCCGTTTCGCGAGAATTGGGAGTTTCGGTATTATGACGCATTGCTCGATGTTGATATTTATGCGAAAGGGCGCGGGCGGGGCGGCGGCGTCAGTGGCGTAGACCGACTTCAGATGATTTGCGTGAATTATATCGAAGGGTTGGAGTGGACGATGCGGTATTATTCGACCGGTTGCGTGGATTGGCGGTGGACTTATAAATACTCCTATGCGCCGCTTTTGGTGGACTTGATGCGTTATATCCCGCATTTAGATACCGCGTTGTTTCCCGAGGGCACGCCAGTGAAGAATCCTGTGCGCGACCTTGTCCAGTTGTGCTATGTCTTGCCGATGTCGGGGCACGGGCTGTTGCCTCCATTGTTGGCGGAGAAGTTGAAGCGGTCTTATTCGCATTATTACTGCGATAAGCTGGACTTCAAGTGGTCATACTGTAAGTATTTCTGGGAGGCGCATACCGAGTTGCCGCATATCCGGATTGAGGAGTTGGAGCGGGCGGTGACGGAGGTGGTGGTGGCGGCTATGTAAAATATTATATGACGATATATTATAATAATGGACGCTACTAAGAGTCAACAATTTTATTTTTTTATCGGTAGAACTACACCTCCACACTTCGGACATATTAGTGCGATTACTCAAGCTATTTTATTGGCACGTGCTAGTCATACTTGTGCTTTAATTTTATTAGGTAATGGTCCAAGTGGTGGAATGCGCACTAACGAAAATCCCGTCGAGCACGAAACCAAAGCCGCGTTTATAACCCATAAACTTCGCGAACTAGGCTATGTAGAAGGGACCGATTTCACCATTCAAATGATGCAGAATCCTCCAAATCGTCAAGTAGTTGAGTTTGTAAGTGAAAGAATTCTCGAAAATGTATCACACATTTCAATATTTCAGGTGGCCGGTAATAAAGATGGCGATGTTGAAAAACACGAATTTGCCCGAACATCCACTTGTAAAGAACTAGTCGTAAGGTTTGGTAATTCGCAAAAAACGTTCAATTGTGGTTTCGTTTCGGTTGACCCGGCGATTGGAGGAACCGCCGCAGAGTCAGGAACTGCTATGTCGGCAACAAAGGTGAGAAATAAAGCGGTTGAATGTTATAATAGGTCGGATGGTGACTCAGATGAGGCATTTCGTTTATGGTTAGAGGCATTCCCGTTTTATAAAGGAGATGTTGAAACGCTAAGATTATCAAGAGAAATATTCGGCCAAATTATTCGTTACAAGGACACGACGCTACCGTCATCATCACGCAGTAAAACCAGCCGAGTGCGTCCAGAAGACTCGGCTCAAGTGAGACCTAGCCTTGTTAAGACTCAAAGTGCTAAGGATAAAGGCCCATCCGCGAAACGAAGGAAACACGGCGAGAGCGGCAAAGGAGGCAGAGGTTCGCGTCGTATCCGTAAATTACGTAATAAGAAAACAATACGTAAAAACCGGCACTAATAAATAATCTATACTATATTGTAGATGATTGAGTATCTTCCTCTAGTGACCGTGGCCTGGACGATGGTATATGCGGTAATACACGACATATATGTTGAACTGAGTGAGGTGGCGAGTGGAGCGGTGGGGTGGTGATGCGTTTTGGTTTGGGATTTGGGTATTCTCATATGAAAGGGATTAGGTCGATGTCGTAAATACACCTTTGCAACATTTCACACATTTATGACACACTAATTTACATCATAAAACAAGTGGATTATTTCAATTGTTTTGTTTGTTGTATTTGTTGGATTCATCCAATAACATATTTGGTCTTTCAATGTATTTAATCGTTGCGTCCATTCGCATTTTTTTGATTTTTTAATAACGCATATTCCCTTTTTGTCTAGACCCCAACACGAACTTATTTTTGTTCTATTTTCTTCATAATCGTCTGGATTAAATCTTATAAATACAATCGGAGTATGCCCTACATCCCGCGATAATTCCATAATACGTTTGTTTTCACAACTACAATCATACGTGGTATGTTTATTTTCATCTACTTCTATGATTAAGATTTGAAATCCCAAATCCAACATCAAATCGGGACGTTTTTTTGAACAACCACCACTTACTTGTTTATCGGCAATCCATGATAAACCTTGAAATGTGGTTTTTACGAACTCGCCAACCGCGTGTTCTTTGGTTTTGTAATTGCGCGATACCGGTTTGTCTGGAAATAAGTGCATATAACAATGTAAACAATATCCGTCATATTTTTCTTGAACACGGGTTGAACACCAACTGCTTTTACACGTTGGATGTCTTACATCTACCATTTCGTCCAATTTATGGGATGAGCAATATAATGCTTTCATATTGCCTTCGTTATTATAATTTGGTTGTTTTTTACATCCTGCGTGAATACACGTTCGATTTTTTACATTAATCATTCCATCAAATTTATGTGATGAGCAATATAATACTTTCGTCGCGCCTTCGGTATTAAATGCTGGACGTTTTTTACATCCTGCGTGAATACACGTTTGACTTCTTACATCAAACATTTTATCCAATTTATGGGCTGAGCAATATAATGCCTTCATATTGCCTTCGTTATTAAATGCTGGGCGTGTTTTACATCCTGCGTGAATACATGTTGGGTTTTTTACATCAAACATTTCATCCAATTTATGTGCCGAGCAATATATTCCTTTTGTCTCGCCTTCGGTATTAAATACTGGGCGTGTTTTACATCCTGTGTGAATACACGTTGGATGGTTTACATTAATCATTCCATCCAATTTATGGGATGAGCAATATAGCGCTTTCGTCGCGCCTTCGGTATTATAATTTGGTTGTTTTTTACATCCTGCGTGAATACACGTTGAACTTCTTATATTCATCATCCCGTCCAATTTATGGGATGAGCAATATAACGCTTTCGTCGCGCCTTCGGTATTATAATTTGGTTGTTTTTTACATCCTGCGTGATTACACGTTGGATGTTTTACATCTACCATTTCGTCCAATTTATGGGCGGAGCAATATAACGCTTTCGTAGCGCCTTCGTTATTATATACTGGGCGTATTTTACATCCTGCGTAAATACACATTTGTTGTTATCTATTAATAATAAATAATTTATTTAATCAATTTTATGTTTAATTGAAATCATTGTTATTAAAAAATGATTTCAAAAATGGAGTTTTAAATGCGTAATGTAATACATGATTCATCATTTTAACGTATCGTCTATTCACATAAAATTAATCTCATTCTTATCTATTGTTACTTTCTTGGCAACTTGTTTAATAACATTTGTTATATTACTGTCAGTTCCATCAGCGTTCTTTACAAGT